TAATTTCTTGAATCTNCAATATAGTGTGTATGTGTTTCCTTCAAGTGTTGGAATTGTTTGCAGTATGAATTGCTCCTCAATCATTATTGCCGATCCACTCTCAGAGTTCTCCTGAACTTCTGTTGTTTGAACTACTGTTCCATCGTTATCTGCATCAACAGGAGATCCCGATTCATCAAGAACTTGCCATTCCTCAATCGTTCCTTTTAGACCTGTAGAGTTAAGTAATAGGTTTACACCTCCAATGCTCTGAACAGTTAAACCCAAAGCATCGACTGTTTGTTCCAATTCTGTGAAATCTGATTGAACTGTTTCCAATGCTTCTGCATTTGTATTCGCAAGATCCAATCCTGCTTGTGCTGTTGTTTGTGTTATAGATACAGAAGAGTTGATTGAATCTGCTGTTATTGTTATCTGAGCAAGAGTTTCATCTTTTGTATAGTAATCATCAAGTGCTGAGGGAGATATTGAAGTTGGTTGCCATTCACTCCCATCGTATATGTAAATGATATTGTCATCAGTATCCAACCATAGATCGTTTGTTGTTGGTGATTCAGGTGCTTCCGATTGTCTTGGAACAACCAAAACTTCTTCAAGTTCTTCGTTGATAAGATCAATTTGTCCTTGTTGTCGGTCAACTATAATCTGAGTATTTTTTATTGTTTGACCAATGATTCCTGCATAGTTGTATGCTGTTGATGTTTTGTCGGGTATTTTTGCATATAATTTCTCATAGAATCCTCCCGAAACACTCAAATCAATTCCCATTATCAAAACCTCATATTCTGTATCCGAAGGATTTGCAACTTTGATGGTATCTCCAAACTCATAGTATCCCAAACCTTCAGTATTCGCTTCAAATGGATAGTATTTGATACCATTGAGTGCTGTGAAGATATCTGTGATATAGGTTTCCCGATCTGCATCAAGAATCAAGTTATTCACAATCTTGAACTCATTGAGTCCATATGTTGCAATTGATTCATCATCTTTTTGAAGAATATTATCCTCCTGAGGAGATCTTGATAATACAACTGAGTTGAGTTCTCCATACATAGGTTCTATCTTGAGAGTCATCAGATTGTCGCTGTTGAGAGTTTCCAAAACTGTTCCTGAGATCTGTTTGATATATAGGTTGTCATCGCTTCCAAAGTAGATTATTGATCCACTTGCTTCTGCTACTTGGTTGAGAATATCTCTGAAAGATAGTTGAAGTCCTGCAAATAGTTCTGTAGTGATACTCAGGTCATCATTTGGAAATGTCGCTGTTCCTAGAGTCCAAGAGAATCGTGTGCATATTGCTTCAACCAATTGTTTGAGAGTGAGTGGATATGTTGGTTCAAGATCATATTGTTGAAGTGCTTCATACATTTTATCGAACATCTTGATCTTGGTTTCGGTTGAACCTTCGTTTGTTTCTACCGATACAACCTTGAATGAACCATAATCGATATATTCTGCTGTTGATCCGATTCCGAGTGGATAGTGGAGTATGGTGTGAGTTCCTGATTGAGAACCTGATGTTGTGATCTTTGTTCCTGCAAGAGCATTATCATATGAAGTTGCCAAGTATAGTTCATCGGTATCCAAAACCTGCTCTCCTTCAACTGTATTGTATTTGTTGATCACATAATAGGAAGTATCTTCTGCAAGTCCCGTTGGAAGTGCATCTGTTGTGGATAACTTCACACGATCACCAGTAACAAGTCCATGAGATGCCTTTGTAACAACACATGGATTTGCAACCGATATCGTAACCTCTCCGATTGTGTTTTCATCAGGAAGATATACTCCAATTCCTAGATTCACATAACTGTTGAGATAATCATGAGTTCCAAGATAGATTGCTTCTGCTTGTCGCATGACTGCTGTTCCTATGTTTGCAATACCTGTTATTTTGAGGGATTTGAGATCATCACTCTCTGTGATTTCATCAGAACCATCATCAACATATGAAAGCATCTGTTTGATAGGTTCTCGAACTGCTCTTTTGAACTCCTCTGATACTGTTATCATCTATATTTCAAATCAACTTAGTTTATCAACAGGAACAAGGTTGACTGCGAATCCATCATATAGTTCTTTCTCAAGATTGAGCAATGGTGTTTCGTAATCCGATGCATAGTATTGTCCTGATTTCAGAGATTTTGATCCTGAATCCCACCATGAAACTGTGAAGAATGCTTGATCTAGTAATCCATTGATTGTTTGCATTTCATCTGCTGTTGTTGGAGCAAATTCAAGGATAATCTTTGGAAACAAACCCGTTAGAGTTGCTCTGAGAGATCCCGACATATTCCTTCCTGCATCATTCCACAATTTGTTTCTTCCAATCTTGTATGCTCTGAGTTTTGGAAGGGAAGTGTTGTTCAGTTTGATAGTGTATGTTATTGCCATTTTTATATTGTAATCAAGTTAGTATTCGATGCCATAGATTTGTCATTGATAAACTCGATGAACTTATCATATATCTTATCTTCACCAAGTTTCACGATCAGGGTTTGACCACCACCTGATTGAGCATTGAGTTTTGATGCGAGTAAATCAATCCATTGTGTATTGTTCTCAAGTGGCATTACTGCTTCCTTTCCTGCTTCTCCTAGAAGTGCATATGTTGGACTGTCTATCACACCACCTGTTGCCAATTTTGGTATGGTCGAGAACCTATATGTGATCTTCATTGCATCAGGAAGAACTCCAACTGTGTTGTTGTAACTTCTGATCATATCGTTTGCTTTGTTGATAAACCAGTTCACACGATCAATTATCCAGTTGATACCACCCTTGAATACATTCTTAATCCCTTCCCATATACCACCGATAAAGTTTGCAACTCCTTCAAATGCCGTTTTGAATCCTTGAGCAACTGCATTGATTATCGGCATGATCTTGCTTGAGAACCAATCCAAGAATGGTTGTATTATGCTGTTTCGAATGAAGTTCCATACTGTTTGCAATGCTCCCTTGAGAGTGTTGAATGCTGTAACAATAGAGTTCACTACTGCTCTGATAATAGGAGCAATGTATGTGTTTATCCAGTCAACTACGGGTTTGATGACATTTTCCTTGATATAGTTCCAAGCAATTTCAACTGCAAGTTTCAATCCTTCCCATGCCAATTTCATAACAAGTATGAAGTTGTGAATGATAGGGATTACGAATCCATTGAAGAACTTCTCAAATTCGTTCTTTATTGGATCAATGATTTCTGTTTTTATTCTTGAGAAGAAACTGTTGATGCTTTCAAACCACCCCTTGACTGTGTTGACCATTCCATCAAATACTTTTGTGAAGAACTCTCCAACAGGTTTGAACACATTGTCGGACAACCAACTCCACACCATGATTGCCTTCTCTTTTACCCAGTCCCAGTTCTTGACTAGAAGAACGATTGCTGTGATTACAACTCCAATGATAACAACCAACCAACCGACTGATATTCCCAAAGCACCTGCGATTGCAATCAGTCCTGCTTTTATTCCTTCAAATGCATACATTACCGAAAGAGCAATTCCATCGAATGTTCCCCCTGCTGAGAAGAATGCAACAAGTCCTGAGATTATTCCTGAAACTACAGTCCATATTGTTTTGAGAGTAGTTGCTACTGATACAACTGTTTTGATGATCTTTGTGAGTATTGCAATTGCTCCTGCTACTGCAAGAATAGTTACAATATTGTCCTTCAACCATACTGCAATTGGTTTGAGGAAGTCCCATACGGGTTTAAGTGCATCTCCAAGTGATTTGAGTTTACTTCTGAGGTTTCTTTCAATCTCTGTTGCCATTGCATTGATATCTTCAACACTAGCATTCAAATCATCTGAATTGATCATATCTTTGAGGTTTACTCCTCCGATACCAACTCCTGTGCTTCCTGCTCCTGTTGAACCATCATCTTGCTCCTTGAGGATATTCATTTCATCGAATCCTGCGAGTCCTAGCATCTCCTTCTTGAGTTCTTTTGCACTTTTGGTTGTATTACCTATTGCTTCACTTGTTCCTCCTGCAGAATCGGTTAGAGAGTCCATTGCTGTTTTNACNGGTTTGAGAGCAAAATCTTTGAGAGATTGGAAGTTCTTTCCTATAACAGGAATTTGTGTGAGCAAACTTCCGATGATTCTAACTACTGCAACGATGTATGCTGTAACCTTATTCGCCCATGAACGAACATTCCCTTCGCTTTCCATCAAACTGTATCTGATTCCTGATGATAATTGGAAGAATGTGTTTCCAAGTGCTGAAAGAATTGGTTCAAGATAGTTTCCAAGTAGTTCTGCGAGTGTTCTCACGACATTTCCTGTTGAATCCCATGCTTTTGCAGATGTTTGCATAACATTCGCATATGCACCCCATGATTTGCGACCTTCCTCCATTATGATATTCAAACGAACNNTTGCTCTTTCCTNTTCTNNNAGATCTTGAATGCTCTTTCCAACACTTTTCGCATATTCTCGATATGCAAGGTTGATATTACCCATTTCGATAATACCATCAGCAAATGCAAGTTCTCCTCTCCTCACAAATCTTGTTAATCTGTTGATACCTTCTGCAGAATCCAAACCTGCTGTTGCAGATAGATCCTTCATTGTGAGAACGAGTGCTGANATNCCTTTGANTGTTTGTCCTGTTCGAGCATCGACTGTTTCCAAACTATTCGCCATATCCACAAGTCCCGACATAGCGAGTGTTTTGATNACTTCTTCTGCTCTAGTTCCATATGTGTTTGCTTGAATGAGAGATTCTCGGAGATTATCAACCTCTTCGGTTGTCATTCCCATGTTACGAGTTACTGTTTCAGTTGCAATTTTCAATCGTGAATATTCAGAACCATTGTATGCAACTGCTTTTGTTAAACTCCAAAATCCTTGAGCAACCTTCTTCACAGTCCCGATCATCACCTGTGTTGCAATGTTTCCTCTTATGATTGAACTCGTGAGAGAACCTCCTATCTTGTCGCTTGTCTTTGCAGTTGTACCCGACAACCTTGCAAGTTGCGAGTTGATATTCATGAGTTCTGCTTTGAATTGATCAGCATTCGCAGATATCAATACTTGTAATTCTTCAACTTG